GCACACCACTCTAAAGCTGATTTAACTTCATTAAAAATAACTAATTTTTTAGTATGATTATAAAAATTCCCCTTTAAATAATCTTTATAATAAAGTACGTGCTTATTTTTAACTAAATCATATAATTCCTCTAAGTTAAAAAATTTAAGTAGTTGATTTAATCTATAAGGTTCATCTCTAAAAAAAACTATTGAATTTAATGGAATTTTATTTTTTCTACTTATAGAAGATGGATTTTTATTTCCAGTAGGCCACCCACCATTTGTACTAGATGTATAATTTTTATTTTTTTCGTCTTTTATATATTTAAGTATATAAGACATTTCTATACTAGATGCATATTCTTGTGTAACTTGATTTAATACTCGTAAAATTTCTTTATTAAAAATCAGTGATTTTTCTTTTTGAGATAAATTTTTGATTTCTTTCCAACCCTGTTGAGATCCAAAATAAAAATCTTTTTCTATCCAATCTAAATCTAATAACAAATCTTTAATTCTAGATCTTAGTCCTATATAATATTCATTAGTAATCTTGTGAGTAACTTTGTAAATATAATAATCATTTATCATAAAGTATTTTATAATAAATATGCATAGATTTTAGATTTGGTTATAGTAATCATAAATTATTTTGAAAACATATTATAATGTCTTGGATATATATGGAAGTTTGTAATAAACCAATGCATTTCTCCAATTTGTAAATTTAATTCTATACTAACTTTTTCCATTAATTTTGCAAAAATATATTGATCATTACACCAACCCCAAATACAATCAATGCTTCTTGCGAACACTGTAAGATGTAGTTTTCCATCGATTATAGTGAAGTTAAGCACGACGTTGCAGGGAGTGTCTGAGTCATACCTCTCTAACTCGTTTATGTCGTAATGAACTACTACTGCTCTTCTTGAATTGGGGTTCCTCTTGAGCTCTAGAATTGCACGATCTAACTGTCCGTTCTTATTCCAGAAGTATCCGTAGTTCGAATTGACCTCTGTTGTACCTGGGACGATCATATTCTTCCATATCTTGGCACGCTCGGATATCTCTGTGGCGTCTCTGTTACCGGTCAGATACCAATGCCACTCGTACTCTGCATAGTCTTGATTGAACTTTCTCTCTGGCTCTGTGATGATCATCTGCATCGGATTCTCTAAAGTGAATGATGCATTGAACATCGTCTTTGTGCCTGAGAAGTCTTTGCCTGTAGACATGATCTGTAGGTAAAGTTGCTTGAAGGCCTCATTTGCGTTTTTAAATCTCATCGTGTTGGGAAATTTCTATGAATTGTTTTATGAAGTCTATACCGTCTGTCTTCCTGTATTGCTCTAGGTAAAGTACGCGTTTTATACCGGACTGTAGTAGTAGTTTTGCACAGTCGACACATGGGCTGAGAGTAAGATACAATGTAGATCCATCAACTGCATAACCAGATCTTGCCGCTTTAAGTATTGCTCCCATTTCAGCATGTACAACTTCAAGAACTGTTAATCCATTTCTTTCACAGCAGTTATTCATTCCAGCTGGGGTGCCATTATATGACATACTAATAATATTACCATCTTTTACCAAAATAGCGCCGACTTTAGCTCTTTCGCACTTAGAAAGAGTTGATATTTCTTTTGCTATATTAATGTATACCTGATCTAGTTGTTTTTGTGTGGGCATTTTCTACCTTTTATATAACCATCTGGAATTGGATCTCCATCTTTTATTAATATACTACTATTTTCATTATAATACCACTGTTTTTTGGTATATTTTCTTGGTAATTTTGAAATTCTTTGAAGGTGTCCAGATTCAGCATTTTTTTTACCTTGAACATGTCCTCCTTTTTTTCTAACTTCTTTTAATATTTCTGGATCAAAGAATGAATTAATCTTATTTTTTCTGCAAAATTCAGCTGATTTTTTGCCGGTTTCTTTTGGATTCATCAACAATCTAATTTTTAACATCCATCCAGATTGAGCGTTTTTCTCACCTTGCTTTTTGCCATTAATGGAACGAATTTTATTTATTGCCTCTTCTACTGGTATTTGTCCGCATAAACACTTCCACGCAATATAATCATATTGATTTTTATTTTTTTCCCACAATAATCTATGTTCTTCAGCGTGCTCTGACAATGTAACTAATTTTATATTGCTTAGATCATCTGTACTTCCAGAGTGTCTTGGGACGATATGGTGTTTATATAATTTTTCCATAAAATAAAAAGACCTAAAAAACTAAAGGATATCCGACATCACAATAGATTAATAGGTCAATAAGTTTATTATAGATAGTCGAGTCGGATTCGATTATTATCTATAATAAATATAATCTACTGGTGTTTTATCGTGTCTCCTACGTTGTACTTTTCGCAGCTGTCTATGAAGGAGCTCTGTCCTCTGTTCCAGTAGTACGCGCATCCACCTGGCTCTATCTCGACCTTATCTACTACAGTCCATATACAGAACTTGTAATCCTTTGTCTTGATCTTATTGAACTTCTGTGTTGCACAAGATGATAGCAGAGACACGCTCAATGCTAAGAGTAGTATTCTTTTCATGACTTTTATTTTAGTGAGTTCCTGTTGATCCGAATCCTCCAGCTCCACGCTCTGTCTCTTTCTCATCGAGCTGATCTACCACTTCTACGTCTTCATAGCTAACCGGTACGAGGATGAATTGGATCAGCTTCTTGCCTGGTTCTAGTATGGTGTTTATCTTTCCAACGTTGATGACATGGATGTGTATCTCTCCTGTGTAGTCTTCGTCCACTATCTCAGCACCTTTGATGAGTTTGTTCTTTGTCGCTACTCCGCTCTTGTTCCCAGCCATGAGCATGTACCCAGCCGGAACGTTTGCTTTGATTCCAGAAGGTATCAAGACGTCTTCTCCAGGACTAAGTATAGTGTACTTGAAGTCTTCTGGGATGAAGAAATCTATGCCTGCGCTTTTTCCTGTGCCTCGAGCTGGCGTTTTGACATTACGAATTTTTGTGATCTTCATTTTTCTGTGATTTGTTTTTTTCTCTGAGTACTGTTACATATGTTCCTAAGAAACTGCCTATGATCGCAGCGATGAGCAGGGTTCTGTCTCCTACATAATTTATAGTTGTGAAAGCTCCAAAGAGCATGATCATAGACCCCCGTGTCGCTGACTTAATAGGATCATGCTTTCCTACGTATATGAAGTACTTTGCCCAACATACATCTACTAAGAACATAGAGATGATGACTCCTAAAAATTTTAACGCGTAAATTACCATGACCTATTTTGTTTTATCGTAATCCTCTTTGTAGTGTTCTACCATCGCCGTGAGGTATGCTATGGCGTCTAAAATATTATCGTATTTCTTTGAATAGGATTCCCTTGAAAGTTTAAGAGCTACCATGTAGAGGTACATGTCCTTTGCTGATATGTCTTTGCCTGTCATGTTAGATGCCAATGATGCGGCTATCTCCATGCTCTCTTTCATCGGACCATACTTACGAGATGTCTCTTCGCCTCTTCTGTATACGATGTCCTGTGCATGTTCAAGTATGTTCATGTTAGAGTATAACGATGTTCTGTGAATTAAGAAAGTGTATCTTTTTGGTTATTTATTCTTTAATACCCAAAGACAATTTCTCGCCTGCTCAGGGAAGAATGGAGCCATTATATTTGCAACAAGATTAGAATCATAGTATTCTCTAAGAGCATCGAACATCTTTTGCTGCCAGTCATTTAACAAGGGCTTATAGTGCGTCTGAGATGCAAATGTTCCATACTTCTTTTCTATGGTAAAGTACTTCTCGATGTGCGCTTGGAGTTCTTTATGCTCAAATTCATGGACAGCTATTCCACGACCATCGCCTGAGTCGTATGTGTGATTTCCTGCAGCTCCTACTTTCTCATCGTAGTTAGGAGTAGAAAGGTAGTAGGTCGCGTTATCATTTCCACATGCTTTAAAGTGTTGGAGGTACACGTCTATGTTTTGCTTTCCCACATGCTCAGCAACCTCAAAGCTGATGACTTTGTCTGCTTGGATCTGATCATATGGAAATGGATCAAGTATGAGATCTACTGCATGAAACTCTGCCCACGGCACCATGTTGTACTTTTCTTTTGCTTCTTCTATTGTCTTCTTCCTGATGTCCATCCCTACATACTTCTTGCACTTAAACTTGTTTCGGTAAAACACCTCAAGCAGGCTTCCTTTACCACAACCGAAGTCAGCTATAGTCTCACCTATTGTTGCTTGGTTTAGAACGTGAGTCCAACGAAGGTAGTGAGCAAACTGGTCTCTATGGTACACATGCCTCTCAAAGGTGTGTTCAGGATCCAAGTCTGTTGTGTTGTACTTGCTTTTTTTCTTTGAGACTACTTCTGCATTTTCTGTTGTAACTTCCATGTTTGGTTTTTTTAGTTTTGATAATTCTTCTACCACTGCTTTATTGAAAGATCGAACAAAGTCTCTCTCAAGGTGTAGTAGCAATGCTTGTTCAGCGTCTAATCCTTCACCTTCTGATGCCAATTGTTCGATCTCTTCGTCTGTTATGTTTTGGAATTTAGTGAGATGCTTTAAGAGTTCAGCATCAAATTTTATCTGTATATTCATATGTATAAACTTACATCATTCCTCCCATACCTTGAAGTCCATCTCCTGAGTTCTCTTCTTTTTTTGTATATTTCCAAATATATCCATAACAACTTTTTCTCTTATTAGAACAGACTGACGATATATGACTATTATTTATTTTATAATATCTACGAATATCAGCAATACTATCCCAATTTTTAATAAACTCTCCATTTAATTTATATTGAGAAATTGGCCTTGATCTAGCTGATAATTTCCCTATTCTCCCAAACATAGGATTATTCTCTGCTATTCTTTTAGATGATGGATGATCTGCTCCTCTTTTACCAAACATGCCGTTTTTTTCCCCACTCTGCCCCTTTCCAAAATTTCCATGTTTACCATCCTTTATTAACTTAGCCATTTTATCTTTTCTCTCTTGTGTCCAAGAATCTTTAATTTTCTGTTTACCTACATCAGACATCTTAGAGCCTTTAATAATTTTACTAACGTGATCTTTTCTTTCTTGAGTCCATGATAATTTTAAAATCTCTCTATTTTTTATAGATTTATTTGGATGATTATCACCAGAAAACATCTTAATAAAAAGATCTCTTCTTTCTTGAGTCCATGGACTCCCTCCTCCATCACCACTCTCTAATTTAAGATTAGCCCACTCTTTAGATTCTACAATATTAAATAATATAGAATAATATTCTCCTATCTTTTTAAGATCTTCTTTATCTTCAGTTTTGTGTAATATCCAAGTCTCAATATCTTTATTTGTAAAATTATGAAATTTAATATGATTTAACCACCTACTACCTGACCCTTTATATTTATATGGATCTTTTATAGTTTTTCCTAAATATAGTAAACCAAGGGGGCTTCTTTTAACATAAATGTATATTAGTTTCATAAAATAAAAAGGTCCTATAAAAATACCAGCTCCGTAATAGCTAATAATTCTATGGACCAATAAGTTTTATTATAGATAAATGATTACGGCACTTTTCTATCTATAATAAATATCTATATTTTACATTCCTAAATTCATTCCACCCAAAGAATTTTCTGAGTCTTCTTGTTCCTTTTTAGATTTAATAGATAAAACCACCGATTCAACAGTCAAAACTGTACCGGCGACTCCGCTAGCATTCTTGATCGAAGACGTTACCACCTTTGTAGGATCCAAAAGCCCTGCTGCTATGCCATTGACTATGCACTTGTTCTTCGCATCATACGCAGTGAACTGGTCGTCTTTCTGGTTTATGCTGTGCAAGATCTCATACCAGTTGTCCATGCCTGCGTTTGAGAGTATCCTCTTGAAAGGCTCATGGCACGCCTCTTTGACTATCTTGAACCCGATCTTCTCGTTCTCTTTCCAGTCCAGAGTCTTGCTGTTCATCGCTATGATCGCCTTGATCAAAGCCACACCGCCACCAGGAAGTATGCCATCTGCCAGTGCCGCCTTTGTTGCAAGCAATGCGTCTTCTACCCTGTCTTTCTTCTCCCTCATTTCGATCTCAGAGTTGCCTCCTACGTTGATGATGGCCACTCCGCCTATGAGCTTTCCAAGTCGTTCTTGCAGCTTCTCCTTCTCGAAGAAAGACTGAGCTTTGTCTATCTGATCTTTGATCTCCAGAGACCTTGCTTGTATCGTCTCTGCGTCTCCTTTGCCATCTACCATCGTCGTGTCTTCCTTGCTTATTGTAGCCAACCTTGATTTTCCTAAGAACTTATCCATGTCTTGGGGCGTTATCTTTTCAAGTTTGTGCCCTTTGCTCTTTGACATTACCGTTCCGCCAGTCAGTATCGCCATGTCCTCAAGAAGCAGCGTACGGCGATCACCGAAGTCTGGGGCTTTCACCGCACACACCTTTACTACGCCTCTCATCTTGTTGACGATCATCAACGCAAGCGCCTCGTCTCCGTAGTCTTCTGCTATGATCAGTATGGACTTGTTCTCTGAGTTTGCTTTTTGCAAGAACGGTATGATCTCTGCTGCTGAATTTATCCTGCCGTCGAACAGCATGATGTAGCAGTCTTCGAGGATAGCGGTCATAGTAGTGTTGTTTGTCACGAAGTACGGGCTCTTGTATCCCCTGTCGAACTGCATGCCTTCTACCACTTCTAGCGTAGTCTCTCCTGTCTTTGATTCTTCTATCGTGATCAGACCTTCGCGACCTACTTTGTCTATTGCTGCAGAGATCAGCTCTCCTACCTCAGTGTCATTGTTGCCTGATATGGTCGCAACCTGCTTGATCTGCTCTTCTGTGCTCACGTCTACCGAGAACTTCTTCAGCTCTTCGATGACCATTGCTACTGCCTTGTCTATGCCAGCCTTGACCTCTACCGCATTGGTGCCTTGGCGGATCTCTCTCATTCCCTCTTGGATCATCTTTGTCGCGAGAAGAGTCGAAGTTGTTGTGCCGTCTCCAGCTTCGTTCGCTGATTTAATTGATACCTGCTTTACTAATTGAGCGCCGATATTCTCAATTTCATCTTCTAATTTATGGAAATTTTTTGCGACGGAAACTCCATCTTTAGAAATTTTAATTTCTCCAGTAGTAGAATCTACCAGTATTACATTTCTTCCGCCGGGTCCTAATGTTGAAGATACAGTCATATTTAGTTTTTCAATACCAACAAGAAGTTTTTCTTTTAGTTCTTGACCTGAAAGACTTTGTGTTTTACTCATAATTTATTTTAGTTTAAAATTTTAAATTTACTTTCTTTAATCCACTTAGTTATTGTACTTGGCGATACTTTAAAGTATTCTGCAGCCTTTCCAGCATAATCGAAAACTAATCCACTTTCTATGTGCTACTTTTGCAATGTCTTGTTTAGTCATATTATTGTGTAATGTGTGATTTTAAAAAATTATCTATATCTTGACCTGATACTGATGATCCAAGATGACTAAAGTTTTCAATATACAAATCCTTAAGATGTTCTGGAATGTATTTATGTTTAAGCTGCATATCTACTACTTCTACGTCATTCTCATCTTTAGAAGATTTTGTTTCTGTATAAAATGCCATGTAATGTGTTGGATTGCTCATATTATCCTAATATTGCTAAGACTTCTGTCTCTTTTGTAATGAAATAATCCTCTCCTGCAAGGCTGATCTTTGTTGTGCCCATCTTTGGTATAAGAACTACATCTCCTACTTTTAGGTTTGATGGGATCGTAGTGTCAGAGTTGTAGTTGTACGTACCCGAAGTCTCGATGACCTCTCCTGTCTCTGGGCGTTCTTTTCCCATGTCTGGTAGTATGATGTTGCCGACCATCTCCTCTGATGTCTCTACCGGCTTGAGTACTAAGTACCCATTTAGTGGTGTGATTTTGCTCATGATATAATATAATCTTTATTTTCGTAAACTTGTAATCTTTCTTTTCAGTAGGTTAAAGAAACACCCATAACCTATTTAAGATCCTATAACTTTTCTCCGCAGTTTGGGCAGAACTTCCAGTTTGATTTCTTGATCCTTACTCCACACTCTCCGCAGTAGTTCCTGATCTCGTTTGCCTCTATGGCTCTCAGTGACTCTGGAAGCAAGTGCATCTCGTAGCGGTAGTATGGTGTTGTGTAGAAGTCTCCTGTCGTGCTTGTGAACTTCTGGCTTGACTTCTCTCCTTGAGCTACTCGGCCCGTCTCTACTGAATCTGGCTTTGCTTCGTTGAGCTGCTGCTTTCCTAGCCCAGTGGTTCTGATGTTTGGCCCAGCAAATGTGTTAGAAGAGTTTGCAAATGATGTTGATGAGTAGTAGCTTGTAGAGCTGTATCCTACGATGTTTCCGCTTGGGCTAGTATATACTTGGCTGTCATAGAATACAGGAGGCGTGATCGTTGTGAGCGTGCCAGTATTGAATTTGAAGACCTCTGGATAGAACTCGACCTTGACCAGTCCGTTCTTCTCTCTAGCCTCGACTGTCTCTTCTACGTTGTCGACCTCGAAAGTCTTGAATAGGAACTTTGCGTTCTCATCGATGAACCTCTCGATGTATACTCGTTGTCCTGCTGGGATTACGATGCCAGACGTGGAAACCAACTTGCCGTTGATCCAGATCTTTGCCATGTATCTTGTCGATGTGGGGTTGTGTAATTCTATCTCGAAATTTGTTCCGTCTTTGAGGTAGATGTTCTTGCTGTCGTAGACTTTGAGCCTAGACTTCTTTGATGTGATGTGTGCTTCTGGCTTTGCAAATGTGCCATAGCCTAAGTCTGTGATGTACATTTTGATTCTCCTTTTTTATGTGTTAACAATGTTGCCGGTCTTATCGTGGCCTGTGACCACTCGAGGGATATCGCTTCCCAAGATCGACAAAGTTATGGGTGTTTCATCTATAAATATATGCGTTTTATATTTCGTTCGGCTAGTTATACCAAGTTATTTTATAGAGTAGAGTTTCATTTGGCTGCTTATATAATCCGTATCCCAAAGATTCTAATAGGGTTTTGTGTTCTGAAAATCCTATAATGCAATCTACTCCATGATCCCCTCTCTGTATAGCTTTGGAGATTTTTTTCTCTATGTTTGCTATGTCTGAGTCTCTGAGCTCTTTTTCTAAGCTAGATCTAACTTGGTTTGATTCTTCACTTGCTTGTTTTGCGCTTGTCATTTTAGCATGTTTTTTACTTCTTTTATCGTATCTGGATCTACTATCTCTACTGCATCATGTGGATCATCACAGTCCCATTCCCAACGAAATGTTTGAGCACACTCGTCTATTGCCTGTTCTGCGTATAGTATTAATGCCTCTATCATCGCCTGTTTGGAGTTCTCTGGCGTGTTTAACGTCCACTTTGCTTTGCATTCTTCTAAAAACTGTTCTGCTGTTTTCATATTCTTGTTATTAATTCATGTCTATCAACTTTTTCATTGTATCGTAGAGTTGGCCATAAGCTGCTCATCATTTCATCATCACACATTATCTCCGAAGCAACTTCTCTGTCTATCCAAATTCTATCGATAGCATATCCACAAGTATTACTGAGAACTAAACTTATACCATATTTTCTCCAGTAAGATTCTGTTATGATGAGTATTGTATATTTTCCTATTTTCTTAATCATTGTGGTTTGTGTTTATAGTTATTGTATTTCCATGTATATCCGCCAGCTTTTTTTCTTTTACCAATACAACATTTTTGAATATTGGTAGAACATATATTTAGACTTTTTGCGGCTGTTGCCATGCATGTCCAAAGTTTTATATAATTTCCTTCTAAGTCAGATTGAATTATCTTAATCGCATTATGATTATTATCACCAGTAGATCTTAATCGTAATTTTTCACGTTTTTCTGGGCTCTTATTCGGATTTTTATCTCCTATAAAATTTAGTCTACTTTTAAAAGTATTATCTTCTTTTTTTATATATGATTCTTGATCGAAGTATTTCCATCTATAATTTCCAGAAATAGATCCATTCTTGATAGCAGCACATATATTAGAATTTTTAAGATTTACAAATAAAGCAGCTTGTTTTAAAGAATCAAAATTTCTTATTTCATCTAAAGTGCTTTTATCTAGCATTATCACTTTTCTAGTATAATACTTTTTATTTTTATTAGTCTCCTTTATTTTATCTAAACCCTCTTTTGTAATTATATGCTTTTTTCTCATCTTTAATTTCTGCTCTTCAGTTCTTTTTTTGCCTCTTAAGGCTAATCCAACTTTTGCAGAATGCTCTAGTGATTTTTTTACGCCACTTAAAGCTTTAGATATTGCTTTAGAGTGAGCTAATCTCGCTTCTTCATAACATCTAGAAGATATTACTATCCAATGACACTTAGGAGTAGATCCTCTTCCTCTACACATTCTCCAAAAAGAAAATGCTCTAGCTGGTATTGATGGATTAATTCTATAAAGTAACCAATGAGCGATAAAATGTTCTCTGGCTGTTAGTTTAACTAAATTAGAATTATCATCTAATCCACCTTCTGATTTAGGTATAATATGATGTTGTTCATAATATGGTAATATTTTACTATCTCTATTCTTTCCTTTTTCTATTAATAAATTAT